CATCCACGGACCCGCGTCGGCCGCGAACAGCGCGACCAGGCTGACGCAGTGACCCGCGCCGACGACGCCGCCGACCAGGCGCACCATGCCGTCGCCGCACTCGGCCGCGACCGGCGCCGCGCTTGCCGCGACCAGCGCGGCGGCGAGGTCGCCCGCCGTGGCGCCGGTCGGCAACTCGCGCAGCTGCTCGGCCTGGACGACAAAGCCCAGCATGTCGCTCGGCACAAAGGGCCGGATGATCACGCGCGCCGTCATCGGTTGCGCGCCCCGGACATCGACACCACGGTATCGGGCTGCACCGCCAGCAAAGTGGCCGGCGTCGGCCGCACGCGCCGGACGATCAGCGCGCGCTCGCGGCTCCAGTCGCCGAACGCATCGCACCAGATCGCGCCGGAATACAGCGGCGGCAGCGTCCCGAACGCCTGTTCGAACGGCGCGGTTTCCAGCGGCACGACATTGCCTTCGACCTCGATTTCCAGCCCGTCGCTATGGTGCAGATAGACGCCTGCCTTCGGGATGCGGCCGATCTTGGTCAGCGCCGGACCATTGTCGCCGCCCGATTCGATCGGCAACAGGTGAAGCTCGGCGGGGAAGGGCAGGCCGACGATGATCGTGCGCGCCGCCGTTTCCAGCGCCGCGCCGCCAGCGCCGTCCAGCACGACGCCGGTTATCGGCAGCCCGTCCGCCAGCACGTCCACGGCCTGCCCCGCCAGATGGGGCGCGGCGATTGCCGTCGTCGGCGCGCCGTCATATATCCAGCAGGCGTCGGCCATCACCTGCTCGCGGCCCGCATCGCCACTGTCGCGCATCCGCGCCATTCGCAGCATCCGCCCGTTTTCGCCGTCCGCATCGGTCGCCGTGATCCACAGCTGATCGAACCGGCCGTTGGGATCGGGAATGCAGCACACGCCCGTCGCCCGCATGCCGCCGCCCAGCGTCCGCCACGCCCAGCCCAGCGCCTCCTGATCGGGCTTGTACAGCATCGCCGCCAGCGTCCCGTCGCCGCGCGCGCTCCACACAAGCCGCACCTTTTCCTTTTGCCAGGCAAGCCGCCCGAAACCGGCATCGCCCATATGCTCGCTGTTCACCGTCAGATCGGGACCGTCGTATCGATCGCGCGTCACGGCATAGCCGAACTCGACCAGCTTCTGCGCCGCCGCCTGCACGAAGATCACGCGCCCGCTCGCCTCGATCGGCACGCCGGGAGCCGCCCCTTCGTCGCTTTGCTTCGCGCGGCGGATGGCACCGGGACCGATGACTTCGGCCGCCGACCCCGCGCCGATGCGATGTTCGGCGGATCCGGTGCCGACCAGCAGGTCCTCATCGGCGACGATCCAGCGGATATAATCGGCAGCCGGTATCTGACCCGCCAGCGCCTGATCCTTGGATGCGTCGCCCAGCTCGTTGAGCGGAGAGAAATCGTCGAGATCGCCGACGACGCTGCCGAACACGGTGGCCTGAAAGCCGACCATATGGCGCTCGTTCCAGATCGTGCCGCATTGCGGCCAGCCGCTCGTGTCGGAAAAGGCGCCGAATTGCCAGCGCCATGTCGCGGGCGTCCCGGCGACGGAACCGCCGATGTCGGGCGGCAGCCATTCATAGGTACCGGGATCGAATCCCGTCGGCGTGTAATAAATGCCGCCCAGCAGCGGGTTATAGACGCTCGAATAGTTGACGCTCGACGACACCGAATAGGGCAGGCGGCGGATGACTGTCGCATCGGCATGCGTCGAATCGGTCACGGCCGTGATGCGGAGCAGCCCGTAACGATCGTGCAGATAGGTCCACTGGACACCATAGACGACATCGTTCGCGTCGGCGGTGCCCATGCCGTCCCATTCGACGCCTTCGATATGGATCGGCGCGACGCCGCCGGTCTTTCCCGACGACACCGCCTGATAGATCGCACCGTTCGACTGGCGCAGATCGCCCGCCGTCACGGCCATGCCGACGTCCCACGCCGGGATGCTGCCCAGGTCGATCGCCTCCATGCGGAACAGACGGCCGACGTCCGTCGCCGCGAACAGCGGTGCGCTGGCGGTCAGCTCGACATCGCCTTCGGTGCTCGACGCCGTGACAGTCAGCGCCTTGTCGCGGTTGCGGGGCAGGAAGGGACCGCCTTCGAATATCAGCGGGTCGAGCGCGAACGTCGCCGCGCCGGTGCGATACAGCTTTCGCGTCTGCACTGCCGGATGATAGAGATAGAGCGCATCGAGCGACTGGTGCCAATATAGCTCGTGCAGCTGCTCGGCGGTCCACGGCGCATCGATTTCATAGGCGACGCCGGGCGCGGTCTCGATGCGGACATTGTTGGTATAGAAACGTAGCTTGCCTTCGCTCGCCTCGATGACATAGCTTTGCGTGCGGTTGAAGACATAGGGGATGGGGATCGCGTGCGGCGCCCGTGTCGAACCCTGATCGATCGTGCCGGGGCAGGCCTCGGCGGGACCTTGCAGCCGGGGCAGCCATCCGTGCATTCGCTTCACGCCGATCTCGCGCGTGCGCAGGTCGACGCGGCACGACACCAGCGGCGACAGCTCACCGGCCGTGAAGCTCACTTGCGCGGGGGCGACATGACTCATCGGTGCCACCGCATGGCGTCGCCGCTCTCCATCCCGCCCATGGCCGCGAGGGCGCGCGACAGATATTGCGGCGCGGGCCGATCGACGCGCCCCGTCGCCAGCGCGTCGCTACGCTTGGCATCGGCCAGCGTGTCGTCGAACAGCGCCGCCATGCGGTCGCGGATCGATTGCGACGCGGCGATGGCTTCGCAAAGGTCGAACGCAAGCTGCGCCGTGACGGCCTTGGCCAGCAACGGCGTCCATTTCGTGGGATCGGGTTCGTGCCGGATATAGCGAACGACCAGCGGTCCCTCGCAGTTCGCCAACAGATAGGCGCCTTCCTGTTCGGCTTCGAAATAATGGACGTCGCCGCGCCGCCACGGCAGCCAGCGCAAACAGTCGGGGCGCAGTTGATAGCGAAAGGCATATTCGGCGCCGTCGATCGGCGTGCTGCTGGTCGCGGGCGTGGATTCGCGCGTGACGCAGCAATTCCACGGGTGCAGTTCCTGAATGACGGGGACCTGCATCGCCAGGCTGTCGCGCGCGGCCGCCGCGACGGCGCCGCCCTGGTTGATGTTCAAAAGGCGCGTCGAGCTTCCCAGCCACGACAGCGCCAAATTCGCCATTTCGGTATGTCCCGCAGGCTGTCCCATCGACTCGCTGTCCCCGTTTGAATTGCGGATTGCGCTCCGGGGTGGGCGGGTCAGGCCGCCGATCGTGCCCACCCCTGGAAACGATCGGCGGCGCCCGGCGCGACGGAAAACGCCGCGCCGCTCTGTCGTCCGGCGTCAGCCGGGCGAAAGCACATGCATGTCGGCAATGACGATCCCGGCGCCGGGCAGGTTGGCGGTGTCGACCGTCATGCCGATGATTTCGGCGGCCGTCGCCAGATCGTCGTCGAATGTCGTCGCGACGGCCCAGGCGATGATCGCGTTGGGCGTGGTGCCATAAGCCTTCAGCGCGCCATATTTGGCGGGCGCGGCTTCGGTCCCGAACGAAAGCTGCGACGTCGTCAGGCTGACGCTGGAAACCACTTCGATCTTGCCGACGATCGTCCCGCGCGGTTTGTGGAACAGCACGTTGAAATCGCCGTCGACCTTGGCGACGCCCGTGTCCGACAGATCGAGAACCTGCCGATAGACGCGCAGGTCCGCGTTCCAGAACCATCCCGGCGCGCGCGCCAGCGCGTCGGCGCCGTTCAACAGCGTCCGCGCGATCATCCCATAACCTTTTGCCATGATCTTGCTCCTTGCTGCCCCGATCGCGGGGCGGAAAATGAAGCGGGCGGGACCAGCGCCCCGCCCGCCAAACCCGTCAGCTGCCCGCGCATTCGATGATGAAGCACTTGTCCTCGTGGATGCGCGCCGCGCGGCCGTTCGAATATCCCGCGATCAACTCGTCATGGTTCATCATCGGAACCGTGTCGGTATGACCTTCGAACTCGGTCCAGGTGTTGTAATACATGCCGCTCGGCAGCCAGCAGGGCAGGCGGCGATGCCCGCTGCCGTTGACCGCCAGCGCCGCCGCGTTCGGATATTGCGTGGCGTCGTCGATCTCGGCGGGCACCCATTTGATACCCATCCATTCGGTGATTTCGCCATTCTCCAGCGGCTTGGTGTTGCGGTAATCGCCGTTGGTGAACTTATCCATCGCCAGCAAGTCACGGGCCTCGAACGCGGTAATCGCGACATGCAGGCGATCGGCCTTGCTCTGGCGCGCGAAGCGGCGCTTGCGCAGGAACTGGAGCTGGTTGACCTTGGCGAAGGTCAGCCCGACATGGTTCGTCGGCGTCTCGCCATGGTCGGCGGCGATCACGTTCGCGCCCTTGAAATTGACGGTGCTGGTGCCTTCTTCGCCGACGATCGCAGGTCCATAAAATCCCAGCAGCCACTGATCGTCATGATATTGGCGCGCCGCATCGGCGGTGCCCATGACGATCGGCGAGCGAACATCGACCGTCGTCGACGTCTTGTCGTCGGCATCGATCGGCACGGCGACGCCGCTGCGCTTTTGTTTTGCGATCCAGCGGCGCTCGACGGTCGGGAACGACAAGTTGGTCTTGCCGTGGCGTTCCTGAATCTGCTGCATCTGAAGGCGCGAGAAGCGATCGGTGATTTCGATGCGCTTTCCGGTTTCGCTGCCCTGCTGCGCCAAAGGACGGAAAAGGCCCCGATCCTCGGCCAGCGCCATTTCGACGGCGCCGCGAAAGGCGACGGTGCGGACGACATCCTGATAATGATCCGGCATATGGGTTCCCCAATATCCGCTGGGAATAATCCGGCAGCGGTGTCAAAAACGATCGGTCGATGGTTTTCGACGGGGATGCGGCTTGCGCCGGGCCGTCTGGCGAATGGTATCGGCTCGCTCGCCGCCGCCGCTTTGGCGGACCTGCACCGGGGCCTCGCGCGTGCGAGGGGATGCCGGAGTGGCTTTCACGGGGCGGACATGAAGAAACCCGCCCCGCTACTCACGCGGGAAGAAATGTGCCTGACAGAATAATTTGTCAACCCCTCCGCGCGCGATCGACGGCGCGCGCCTCGGCCTGGATGAAGCTGTTATATTCGCGGTTCTCGGACGTTCCCGCCATGTTGGCTTTCCGCACCCATTCGCTGTCGCTCATTTTTTCCTGCCGCGCCGCGCGCACCTGCTCGACCGTCATCGCGTCGAGGTTGCGGGGCGCGCCGCCGTTCGCGCCGCCGTCGAGCGGCGGCGTCGCCGGTTCGCCGAACCCCTGCGCCAGCCCGAACAGCAGCTTCATCGTGCGCGCGGCGCCCAATTGCGCTTCGATCCCTTCGACCGCCTTCATCGTTTCGTCCGGGTCGCCCAGCCCATGCTTTTCCAGCATCGCCGTGACACTGTTCAGCTGCGCCTGATAGTCGCCGCCCTTCGATGTCAATTCGGTCCTGAACGCATCGACTTCGGCTTTCGCGGCCTCTTGCGCCGCCTGCAACTGTCCGGCGACGGCGGCATTGTTGAAATCGACGATCTTTTTCGCCTGCGACGGATGCAGTCCGATCTCATGCGCCAGCGTGCGGAACCCGTCGCCGAATCCGGCGTCATAGCCATCGGGAACGCTGACGTCATAGGCCGCCGCGTCGGCGGGACGCGCGGCGTGGAAGGCTTCGAAATTATCGATTGTGGTGTCGGCGCCGGGCAGCTTCGGCGCGCCCACGGCCTTCTTGGTCTCGATCAGCCCGCGCGCCAGCGCCGGGATGTCGGCATAGCGCGCAAGGGTCGCGTCGGCCTTCAGATCGTCGGGCAGCGACGTCAGCCATTCGGGCGGGGCGCCGCCGTCCGCCTGCCCGTCGCCCAGGCCGGCCGTCATCGCGGCGGCCGCGCCGCCCCCCACATTGTCACTCATCTTCCGTCTCCCTGGTCAATTCGCGCTCGCGCGCACGCAAACGCATCAATAAGTCATCGTCGCCGTCCCATGCGGCGAGCAGCTTGTTCACCAGCGCGCGGTTTGCGGCGCGTGCGGTTTCCTCGCGATCGCTGTCGGCGATTCTGGTCGCGCCCATCGCCGCCATGTCGGCCAGCAACAGGAAGAACAGTCGCCCGTCGCGCGTCGGATCGTCGGGATCGCCGAACAGGCGGCGCATCAGCCGTCGCCGGTTCCACGCGATTTCCATGCGATCGCGGATCGCCGACAGATCGTCGCGCGCCCGCTGCCACGCGCGCGCCACCGGATCGGCGCCGAACGGCACGTCAGGCTGCGGCACTGGCGGCCTCCGCCTGGCTCAAATCGTTCGCGGCCTTGCCGATCGCGGGCAAAACCTGCGTCAGCTGCGCGAGCTGCTGTTGCTGCACCGCCGCTTCGTCGGCCGCGCGCTTTTCGTCGTCGGTCGCGCGCCACGTCGCGGGCATGCCGTTGATACGCGCGACTTCGACCTGTACGCGTTCGATCGGATATTCCGCCAGGAACGCGTCGAGCGCGTCGGGCTTGATCTGCCACAGCGGCGTCATCTGTTCGACGGTCCGGAAGAATCCGGCCGCCGCCGCCGCCTCCATCATCCCGTTCAGCGGATTGGCATAGCGCACCGCGAACAGCCCGCC